CCCGCCGCTTTTCCGTTTTTTTTTTTTTTTTTTTTTTTTTTAGGTTAAAGTTTTACAAGAGCCAGGAAAGGCAGTGTGTTAGATCTTGATTCGTGTAGAGAACTTGAACTTACGCATTAATGCGCTTAGGCGGCGGTCAGTATCTTCGGGGTCAATAAAGAACTGAGTGGGCCAGTACCGGTCCGAATCTTGCGGTGAGCGAAGTTTCGGGACAGTTAAGTTTCTCGTGATTTCGAGTCGAGATGGGAAGTGGTCAGTCTGAATGTCTAGAGAATGGACGACATTGCGGTCGAACATGTGAAAAAGGGTTTTCCGTTGTGGACGAATTCCTAGATTATATAGATAATCGTAGATATCGGAGCAGACTCGTTGTAATCGGGGATTACGATGTAAGTCGGCGTAGGAAATGCCTATTGTTCTAGCCATGAGAGATGATAACCTGAATGAGTTGGATTCAGGATAATAAAGCTGAGCTAACAGCTTTAGGTGGTCACGATATGCATGTCCGCAAAAGTTGCGGTATCCTAGTAGTTCAACGAAGTCGAGAGAGTCGTGAAACTCGGTTGCGTCAACGGAGAGCAGGGCGCCAAATCGTGTCATCGCTCGTTCGCTTAAAAAGTCGAACAAAGGTTGTCTCGATGAGACTGGAAGCCATTTCCAAATAACGGCGAAGTTGTCGTCGCCCATTAATTTAAGCATATGCTTAGCGTCAATGTTGAAGCCAGCATCCTTAAAAATGGTTAATAACATGATTCCATTAATTTTGGAGTCCATGTATTGTGTTCGGAACATGCCGGAAGCTAATGCAGCGAAAGATCGCATGATTAGTTTATTATCGGGCATCAGGAGAGGAGAGGAGAAGGTTGCATATATGAGCCAAATGTACAGGTTTATTAGTTTTTGTGGGTTTACTTTCGCATAGGGAAAGTCTTCAGTTGGTTGGTATTCGTCCCAGTGGTAGTAGGACATGTCAGCAATGAATACAATATTCATTAATTCAAACAGAACGCGGTGGTCAAATTGTGACCAGTCGCCTGAGAATACAAAGTAAGTACGAGGTAATTGGGGTAGCAGTTCGGATCGTAGTCGGGTCCAGCCACCGTTAAGTGTTTCGTAATTCCAGAGAAGTGGAGAGAGACCAGAGTCGAGATATTCGCGGAAGAGAGGGTAAGAGAATTGACACTCAGGGATGAGTTGTGTTTTACTTACGCCATAAACTAGACGGTTCTTTATCTTCATGTTTCCATGAACGGCTTTGCCAAGTCCGGGTCGGACGTGCGCAGTCATTGGATATAAGAAATCTTGAGTGAAATTGTGGTTAAAACATTTTCCTTCTTTGATTAAGTGGATTTTCGGTCGGAGGTCTTCGAAAACGTAGTTGTACAGGTTGTGAAAATTGGTCTTTCGGTCGGATATTTCACCGTTGTGAAAACGATCTAGTAGATAGTGTTCAACATGTCTATCATTGGAATATGGTAGTTCAATGTTAGAGGAGAGAGGCCAAGGGTAGTATCGGGTATCTGCAAAGTGCATCGGGTATATTTTCTTTCGGGGTCGGAAAACATCTTGGATGGTATCGATAGATTCTTGAAGATTGTCATCAAGCATTAAACGAACGCGTGGTTGTTGAGCTTTGAATGTGTCTTCATAAAGTGCTTCGATTGAAACAGGTGATCT